GATGGTGTATAATTGGTGTATGGAAAAACGACCAGTAGGCAGACCAAGAACAACCGTAGAAGACCTTCCGCCAGATTGGGAGCAGATCATTATGGACTGCGGACAGGAGGGCGGCAGCGCGGTTGAAATGCGCTGCCTCCTTGCCTTGGGTGAGTCGGCATGGGGCACCTTGCTAGAAGACTCGGCAGAATTTCGACGAACCGTAAAAAGCGGGCAAGACCTATGCCAAGTTTGGTGGGAGCGTCAAGGCCGCAAGATGACAACAGGCGCGGACGGCAACGCAACAGTCTGGATCTTCAACATGAAGAACAGGTTTAGCTGGCATGATAAACAGCAGCTAGACCACACAAGCTCAGACGCAAGCATGACCCCAAAAGACCACGGAGCCGCCGTTCTAGCCGCATTGCGTGCCAAGCATGACCCCAAGTGATGTAGCAGAGAACAGGACCGACCTACTAACTTTTACTCGAACAATGTTCCAGGCGCGCAAGGGCACAGACATAAAGCGAAACTGGCACCAAGATGCAATATGCAATGCCCTTGAGCGCGTCGTTATTGGTGACTGTAAGCGGTTAATTATTAACGTCCCACCGCGATCAGGAAAGACAGAGCTGGCGGTAATCAACTTCATTGCCTGGTGCATGGGCAACTTCCCAGACTCCGAGTTCATACATGCCAGCTATTCAAAGCGCCTAGCCACGGCCAACGCTTACGCCGTTCGAGCTATCATGCAGCATGAGAGGTATCTGGATGTATTCGGGCACACGTCAATGTCTGGCGATTCACGCGCCAAGGATGAGTTTAGAACGGCGCAAGGCGGCATCGTCTACGCTACCGGCGCGGAAGGAACAATTACGGGCTATGGCGCGGGCAAGATGCGTGCCGACTTTGGCGGGGCGATTATCATTGATGACCCTCACAAGGCTGGTGAAGCCAACAGCCCAACGATGCGGCAGAACGTGCTGGACTGGTTTGCCACCACAATGGAAAGCCGCAAGAACAGCCGTGACACTGCCATCATCGTCATAATGCAGCGGTTGCACGAGTCAGACCTTAGTGGCTGGCTACTTGACGGCGGCAACGGCGAGGACTGGGAGCACCTAAACATTCCAGCGCTTACCGAAGATGAGAAGTCATTCTGGCCTGAGCAGTTCGGGCTAGACACGCTGCACCGCATACGCGACACCAACGGTTACGTGTTTTCCGGTCAATATCTACAGCGACCAGCCCCAATAGGCGGCGGCATATTCAAAGATGAGTGGTGGCAGTATTATAAAGTCCTGCCCAAAATCAAATACCGTGCCATCTACGCAGACACCGCACAGAAGACCAAAGAACAGAACGACTACAGCGTGTTCCAGTGCTGGGGCATGGGCGAAGACGGGCGCATATACCTGATCGACATGGTGCGCGGCAAGTGGCAAGCACCGGAGCTGCTAGTAATTGCCAAGGCGTTTTGGGATAAGCACAAATCAGAGCCTCGCATTATGGGTACGCTCAGGCAGTTCAAGGTAGAAGACAAGGCAAGCGGAACCGGCTTGATTCAGCAGCTAAAGCAGAAGAAGGTTCCAGTCGACGGAATACCCCGAAGCATAGACAAGGTGTCTAGGGCTATGGATGCTGCACCCCATGTTCAGGCGGGAAACGTAGTATTGCCAGAAGACTCAGAGTGGTTGTCTGATATACTAAACGAAGCAACAAGTTTTCCGAATGCTTCGCACGATGATACACTTGACCCATTGATGGACGCCGTATCTGATATGCTAATCGAAAAACAGCGGCCAAGTTACGCCGATCTACTATAGGACATAACATGCCCAGCTTCCCCCGCAGATTCGCAGACGGCATCACCAGCCTCACCAACAAGCTGGCCAACCGGCGCAACGCCCAGTCAAGCAACCGCATGACCAGTAGCCGCGTTGACTGGGATGAGCTGCGGGCGATCTATAAAACGGGCGTAGGCAGCAAGATCATTCGCATCAAGTCCGGCATTGCGCTGAACGACACGCTACAATTTGATAGCACAAACGACAAAGAATATTACGAAACTCGTTTGCAGCAGCACGTTAAAAACGCGTGCAAATTCATGCTGTCATTCGGTCGCGGGCTAATCGTCATCCAAGAGCCTGGCGCGGATCTTAGCCAGCCATTGCCAGCAATCAACGACTGGTCGCGGGTCAATTACCAAGTGTTCAGCGGCGACATGGTGTACGTCCAGAGCATCGAGTACGACCTGTCCAGCCCTAACTATTACAAGCCCCAGGCGTACAGCGTGCGCGGGTTCACCATCCACCCGAGCCGTGTGGTTGACATGACCTACGTTCAGCCCGTTGAGTTTGACGCGCCTGAATACTTTTTCGGTGGCATATCTGAGTTTGAGCTTATCCGCAATGAGCTGGTAGCCGACCAGGTGATTCAGCGTGCAGTGCCGGCTATTCTGGAGAAGTCATCGACACTGTTTTACAAGGTTGATGGGTTCAAAGAGTTACTGGCAGACCGCAAGTCTACCGAGTTGGTGGAGTATTTTAGCCAACTGGAAAACCTGCGGTCTATCTACGGCGCGGGCATCGTTGACAAAGAAGACGAGATCGAAGTGCACGCCCAGTCATTAAGCAACCTGGCCGAATCAGATATGATCACCCTGCGCCGCCTAGCCATGGTTACGGGGCTTTCCCTGTCCACGCTAGTAGGTGAGCCACCCAAGGGCTTAAACGGCAGCGGTGAAGGTGACAGGCAAGTTGACATGCAGACGATCAAGGGGCTTCAATCCGAGTACCTGCTAGACAAGATCAACCGGCTGATGACTATGCACGGGCGCGGGCGTGTGTGGTTTAAAGAGAACCAGGGGCAGACCGACAAGGACCGCATTGGCCAAGAGACTGAGGTGGTCAAAAACGCGCTTGTGTTGTGGCAGATGGGGCTTGACTACGACAAGTACCTGACTGACAACGGCGTGATTGAAAATGATCCGTTTGAAGAAATGTTTGGCAAGCCTGACACCGACAACGAGTCGGAACCTGATATGGGCTTAGATAGATTAATTGAAGGTAGCTCCAGTGAAAGACCAGATAAAGAAAGCGAAAACATGGCCGTTGATCCGCAGTCATCTCTTAACGGGGCCCAAGTGACAGCCATACTTGAAATAATTTCAAGAATACGAAAAGGAGAAATAGCAAGAAATACTGCACAAAAAATTATAGCAACCTCATTTCCTGTTTCTTTAGAAGAGGCCGGTTCTTTAATTGATGAAGTGCAAGAGGGTGTCATTGACAGCGACGAGGACAAACGATGAAACGTAAAGTCTGCTGTCCAAACGGCGCAACCATCAAAGCGCCTGAGCCGCCCAAGTCAGAGATTCGCCAGTTCGGTAACGCCATTGAGTACATGGTAGACCAGATGGCACAGCGCTGGCGGACGCAGATATTTAGCGAGTTGAACCAGGATACGGTTGCCAAGTTCGCGGACTCAGTAGCCATGCAAGACGCCAAGCAGGTAGGCAACTTTGCCAAAGTGTTTCTAGCCATGGCGGCACGTGTACAGCGCAAGCTATTAAAGCAGTTCGACGGCAAGCGTCTTGACAAGATGACCAACAAGTACACCGGCAAGGTCAACCGGCGCAACCAGTCAGAGTTTTACCGGCGCGTGTCTGCAAGCGTGGGGATTAGCCGTGAGGAACTAGAGGCCACCGAAGGGCTGACCTTCCAGATCAACGCCTTTCAAGCCGAAACCCAGCAGTGGGTAAAGAAAATGCGCGACGATACCCTACAGGAGTGGACGAGCAATACGCTACGGCAGATGGCAGAGGGCAAGGGCTTGCCGGATATCATGAAGCAGTTTGACGGCATGGCAGAGAAGCGTCGGGGGCATGCTAAAATGGTTGCACGTACTCAGATTGCTACGTTCAACAGTTTGACCAGCAAGGCAAGGGCGCAGAACTTGGGGATCACTAGGGCGCGGTGGGTCACGTCCGCAGATGAGCGCGTAAGGCCCAGCCACTCTAGCCGTAACGGCAAAGAGTTTGTTTTGTCAGAAGGTCTTTATGATTCAGGAGACGGCAAGACGCTATTGCCTGGCACCGACTACCAGTGCTTCCCAGGTTCAGTCAAGATAAACCACAGTTCTCTTTGTCAGAAACTCTACCGGCGCTGGTACACTGGTGAACTGACCGAGATCGTTCGTGACGATGGTGTAATCCTTCGCACGACACCGAATCACCCAGTATTCACGGTCAACGGGTTTAAGCCTGCCGGCCTCATTAATGTAGGAGAGAACATCCTCTGCACAGTGGATAAGTGTGTCGACGGAATCGAACTCGACAGCGACAACATGATACCCACTTTCGAGCAGTTTTACAGCGCGGTTAATCTCCTTGGGATTGAACATGGTGTAGCGCCCGCATCCACCGGTAAGTTCCACGGCGATGTTTCCGATAGCAATGTCGACGTTATAAGTTTGGACGGCTTTTTGATGGACGAAGCTGATGCCTTTGTTGCGCAGGAGTTCGACAAACTCGAGCTCTCCGAATCCGATAAGATGATCGTACTTGAGTCTCTCACGTGTGTTGGCGTTGACGACTCTAGCCTTCATGCTTTTGGGGACACCCCTGATAGAATCGTGAGCACTCTTAACTTGGTTCGCTCTCGATTGTTGGTCCATTTTAGACCACTTGAGCTCTTCCGCTTCGCTTTGGGTTCTTGGGCTAACTCCGGCCTTGAGAAGCCTTTTTCTAATGGTTCCCCTGTCAGCGCCAAAATGTTTGGCGACAGCGTTTTCGCTATGTCCGCTCTCGTACATGGCCTTAATTTCTTCGATAGGCAGATCGAGCTTGCGGGGGCCGGTCTTAGGTCTGACAACCTTGACGCCGATCTCCTTAAGCTTCCTAGAAAGGGTGGCTTGGTCGATCCCGATCTCGGAAGCGGCGAGCTTAACGGTAACGCCGGACTTTACAAGGCTTGCCGCGTGGTCAATAAGAGAACTGTTAATTTTTCTGGCCATGTCTATAATCTCCAAACTGTGTCAGGTGATTATATAGCAGACACAACGGCAGTGTCAAATTGCCGCTGCGACTATGAGCTAATTATTCCCGAGATGGAGCAATAACCGCACCAATTTGACACCGGCACGCCATAACATTACTATTACACAAACATGCCAGAAGGCTAAGAAATGCCCGAGACAATCC